TTGCTAGCGTGGTTGCCATGGAACGCATCGTGTATTCAAAACTATCCAGTAAATTCTCTCTTTCAAGCGCGGTGCAGTTTTCATTTTTAACATCGATAATTTCTACAATTGCAAATCTTTTGCTTTTTTTAAATCGTTTAGCCATTGTTTAACTCCTTGTTTTTTAATGGTTTTTACGATTACAGGTATGCTTCCTTTCACGCACTTATCAAGTCAATAAGCTTATATTTTTCAGTATTTTAGTCGCATTTTTGCCAAGGCCCGCTGACCAAACCAGAACGACATCACCGCCGCAAATAAGGCTTGTGTTTCACCGTCCCACACCGTAATCAGCCCCGTTGTAAAATCATGGCCATAGTTTAGTAATCTGAACAGCACGGCTATTTTGACGCTCGCAAACAGAATAAAAAACGCATAAGTAATAAGCGGGCGCACAGACGCACATAAGGCCTCGACCCATTTCACGCCGCTGGGCCTATTGGCATAGGCATAAAGCGCTCGGGTCTCATTCATATCTGCTTGTACTTCTATTTCTTGCAGACGTTGGTTATGACCTTGCCGTTGTTGTTCCATTTGCAATTGTAAAATAGCCAATTCATGTTTGCGATCTTCCTTGTCGCGCCATATTTTAAGCAAATCAGGGAAAGCAGAAGATAAAAAGCCTAAAAGGCTGCCCAATAATGTCAGCATAATATTCTCCTCTATTTGGGGGTAAAAAGGCCAAGTTTAGCGGCAATACCGGCCACTAAGAGCGCCAGAGCGCCGATCGTTAGCCAGCGCACGATAGTTTGCAGAAAAGTACGTTGCATGGTTTTGATCGAGCCAGCCAAATCGCGCAGAGTGCGAATATCATTCGCCGCCTCCATATCAGCCAGACCCACTTCTAACAGCGCTTTTCGTGCGCCACGACAAGCGGCACTTTCAAGCAAAGATTCAAATTCTGTGCGCGGCAGACACACCATATCGCGCTGCCGCTGATGGTTATCAGCACTCATAATTATTCTCCATGTTTTTAAATTATTGGTCGGCGCTATGGACGCGCTGGTTTTCAACCACAGCGCTGATTTCAACCAAATCACCGCGCGGGCGCACAGCGGTCACGCGTGCAAGCGTGCTCCATTTTTCCCCCGCACCAAAAGCAATATGGGTGCGCTCACAGCTCTCGCCCGTATAGGGCTCAAAATCGAGCTTTTCTTGTAAAACCACTTGATTGGGGGCATTGCCGGACGCTATACGCCACGGCCCCGAAACACTGCCATCATATTTGCGCAGGCTGATAAAATGATTACCAAGCTGACTATCCCAAGTCAGTGGCTCCGATAAAGTTAAAACAGTGCCGTCAACCGCAATGATTTCGCCGCCTTGCCCCCAACTTGGCATATCATGGGTAATGGCAATCAAATCCCCATAGGTGGGAATAAGGCCCTCAAGCTCGGTTTGGAAACTCACCAAGCGCCGCCGGTAGCGATTGGCCGCAGCCATATATTTACCCTCGCGAATGGCTTGCTGTTTTTCAGTGCAGCCAAACAAGCGCACCCGCGCTGGTTGATCATGAGGATGATCCGACAAGCTTACCGTTTCTTCTGCCACTTTCCATGTTTGGTTGGAAAAATATTCCACAGTAACACTATCGGCGGTATCATCACTGGCCAAGAGATATTGGATTTTAAGGCTGTTTTTGACAATATTGCGCGGGCTAAATAAAGCCACGGGCAAGACTCGCTGCTCATCACGCACAAAACGCACGCAGCCGCCTTGCATAAAGCTCACCGCGCGGCCACATCGGGCGGTGCGGCTTAATGCCTCCCACACTGTCACCGTTTGATCGAAAACCGCATCAAAAGTATCACCGCGCGCATGCCAAACATCATCAAGTATTTTTAACTGTTCCAGATCAATGCGGCTATCTTTCAATTTGCCGCCATAGGGGCTGCGTGCAATATCCGCCAGCGCCCATGCAATAGAGCGCGTTTTTTGCGGCGCGGACCAACCTGTCGCCTCATCCCAAATAGGCAATTTGCGCGTTACAATGCAGTTGATCATCCTTGAGGCGCGTTGCGATAAATTATCCGTCGCGCGCATCTTCATGGCAAGTAAGGTGACATCACCAAAATCAGGCGTCCCGTCCAGCACAGCTTTTAAGCCAGCCCAACGTAATTCATGGCCAGTGCGCGTCGATGTGTCTTTTGAATCCGTACGTATTGCACGCACTTCATAGCGCCCCGGTTCGACCTTATAATCATAAGTGAGGCGCTGCGGTGTGGTTGTGGCTTTTGTCACGCTTGCATTGCCAAGCCTTTGCCATGGCCCTATGGCCGCGCCCTGATCATCGATCTTGCGCGCTTCAATTTGCCACTTAATCGTATAAGCGCTTAAATTCCCGCTATCATTTGCATAATAAAGCCCCCGCGGCAGGATAATATCGATGCTGATCTGATGGCATTTGGTTTGCGCAGGATTGGCGACAAAAGGCCCGATCCAATCACCGCCGTCACTTGTGCTGAGCAATTCTTGACCAGCAACTTCTGGTGCGGTGACGACATCGGTGTCAAACAGAGTGACGGCTTTGCCGGGCGGGATAATTTCATACTTGATTTCTTCAAACGAGCGAATTGGCGTATCTTCAATACGGATCTGCTCAAGATCATATTCACCTTGCCCAATGCAGTGTAATTGATGCAAATATTGCTCATTATTTTTGTAAAGCACGTAGGGTGTTGCAGCCAAGTCGGGATAAATAATATGTCGGCCATAGATGACAGGTATAGGCTGGCTGATGCGCGCCTGATTGCCTTGGGCTTGTAAGGAATAAGTTGGACTGGCATTGGGAATATTGCCAAAGCCATTATTCAAGCTTGTCGAGGGAGATGGTGGCGGCACCAACACGTTGAGCAAAGCACCGCCTGCCAAAGTTACGCCAGCTGTCATTAGGGCAATACCTGTCGCGCCGGTAATCCCCATAGCGCCCGCGAGTGCCGCACCCGCATAAGGCGCAGCAATCATTAAAGCCAGCCCTAAGACAGAACGTAGGATCTTGCCGCCACCACCTTCTCTGCCTTGGGGAAGTGTAATAAAAGTGACAATATCCGCAAAGCCAATCGTCATTTTATGCCAGTGTTCGCGTAAAACCGCTTTGCCATTAAACAAGCAGAGCGTTGGCCGTACAAACTCATCAATACCAACTTTATTAAGCCAGACGCGAATAGTCATCGGCTGGTCAACAGGGAAGATCTCACGCGCCCGTGACGGCATAAAGGGGTTGTGGAGCATCTGGACGCAAGCAAACATGAGAACCTCGCAATTTTATGAAGCAGACTTACGGGGCTTGCGCGCAAGTCGATAAAAGCCCTCAATTTGCCAGCCAGAAAGTTTGAGGCTGGCGGTATTTTGGAAAACCACGCCACTGCCTTTAATACAGTGAAGAACACCTTGCTCCGTTGGGCTGATGCTCACCCACAAGCCAACATGAATGGGGTGACGGGATTGGCGCATCAGCACCGCATCGCCTTGCTTGGGGCGATTGACGCGCCTCCACCTTTTGCGTTCTGGATGATTGCGGAATGTTAAAGCGATTTTCTTTACATCATCATCAAAAACGGGAATGTCAGGCAAGTCTCGAGCAAAATGATGCTTTTGCACCCAAATAAGAAGGCCCCAGCAGTCAAAACTATCGGGGCCTTTTGCGCCCGCTTGCCACGGCAAACCAATATAGGGCAACGCCCAATGCAGCCCATCGGGCTGTGGGGTCAATTCATTCATGATATTTCCTTTAAGAGAATTAGCGCGTAAGGCTTGGGAACCGCTTAGACGTGTAATTTTCAGCGGGAAAGCTTTTATTGCCGACATCAAGCATGCGTGCGCGACCAACAACGCGGCTGACATCGGCCTCAACCTGCGTTAAAGTTAAGGTGATGGGCGGGTCCATTTGCGGACCTGAGAGATCATTGCTCAAATAAGGCCGATAGGTGATCTCAATCTTTTCCGCGCTCTCAACGGCAGCATCCAGATGCTTGATCAGCTCACGGCTAACATTATCAATCGTGACCGTGATTTCTGGCACAGGCGCTGTGTCAACCGGTGGCAGTTCTAAATCAAAGCCCATCGCAATGAACCGGACATATTCATTGGCATTTAAGGGCGCGCTAGCCTCAAGCTTGGCCGATAAATCCTGATAATCGCGCACCAAACGCACGCCTATTGGCGCGCCATCATCATCTTTAAATGCGGGGTGGCGCAGCTCTAATGTGTGCAAAATAACCACATCGCTTGGGCTCGAAGCATAAGCCTCCGCTAGTGCTGCCGTTAATGTGGGATCAGGCATGGTCTTTCTTCCATACTCTGTCCGTTTCATAATCAATCGCGAGCCCACTCAAGAAAGAGGCTTCAATTTCATTGGAACGAGAGCGCAAACGCGCAATCTCTGCTAGCAAAGCTTGAGCTTCTATAAGCTTTGCTTGCTCTGCCTCATCAAGGTCTGAGCGCTCACGCAGAGAGTAAATATCAGCGAGGGCGTTTTGCTGCTTCCATAATGGCGCAAGGGCTAAAATATGCCGCTCAGTCTCTTGTTTGATCTGGCGAATAAGTTGACTATTTGCAAGAACCCCTGTCAGCTCCTCTTCGCTGACAGTTCTACCGCCCGCTGGCGGCGTCAGCTCTGGAGCAAAGGCATAATAACGACGCTCATCAAAATCAGCCAGATGAATAGGTGCAATGGCGCTTTCAGCAAAATGCGGCGCACGCGCACATAAATAGGATTTTACATTCATTCTTGCCTCCTAGAAATGAACATTGGTTAATTTCAAAACATCATGCAAATTACCCGCTTGCGTGCCGGTTTCCCCATAGGATGAATTATAGCCGCAAGCATCAACCCGCCCATCCTCATATAAGACACCAATCCCCCAGTTACTCATGCCTGAACCATAGACGTTCCAGTCAATAATTTTACCAGATATGCCTATGACTTTTTGGAAGCTATTATTTGCTATTTGCACATGCCCAAGGCCCAGATTGCCAAATTTATTATAAC